CTTAACCCCCCTATTTCTGATATCCCGCTGCCTTCCTCAGCTTTGCTCATTGAAAAGGATTTTCCTTTACCTACCACCTTCTTGGACAAGGTTTATTTTTCGATCCTACGAATGATAGGGCAACCTTTGGATAAATTGACCGTATTTTTACCGGCTCTTGAATCTCTTGGGGCTTCAATGGTGGGGAAAACACGTCAGGTTTACCAAGTCAGTCAACTATCGAACGCGGTCGAGAAATTGTTGAATGAACCAGATTATGTTTCTTTCTGGAAATTCATTCCTATTGACAAAGCAAAGGTCCTGAGAGATACAGTAACCTATATAACGTGGTCTGGTTTTTCGTCAGATTATTATTTGATAGAGAAATTGGCTTCCATATTTGGTAGTTCTGTAGCAGCTTATAAAACGTACAAGAACAAGATGGTGAATGATACTAATGGGTATTTCACACTACCTATCTTGCGTTCATTAATGATCATGTTTGGTTGGTTTATAGCTTACCGATATGTAGCGGCCCGGTTCCCCATATTTTCATGGATTTTTGGCCGTGTTACCTCAACTAAACAAACAATTTCTTCCTTTTCACCTCCCATTGATACATCTGGTCCATTGCAGTATTTACTAACTGGTTTAGCGCCGGCGTTTGAGGAACCCTTGAAGGAACGCTTTGGCTCTGCTTGGATAGCAGTAACCGAAAGCGCCATTTGTTGGCTGCACCCTGACCTTCAACTGACGTATGGTAATAAACAGATGTATTACGCTATTTTCGCTACCACTTACAAATTTCTTGCTCATAAGCTCTTGGGGAAATTGCCTCGAGTCTTCCATTCTTGTGTCAATGTTGTGGCTATGGCATTAGCGCAACCTGACCAAGGCACGGAAGAATGGTATGCCCGCACGGCAGCTCACACAGTGCTGAGTATTTTTCTGACAAATTTACCCATACCGAAGGTTTTGCAAGATCTGTATTTAGGAGCATGCATAGGAAATGCATGCTTGACTTCTTGGGCTGCTGTTCATGCACCCCAAGAAGTTGCGGTTTCAGCAAGTGATTCCTGGTTTTCTTGCCCTCCACACACGTATGTGAAGAAGGCAGCGGATTGGTTCATGGAACGTTGTTTACCGCCTTATTCGTCTTTTTCTGGTTTAGGGTCGCCGAAGAACATCTTACAGGTAGGCTCGAGATCGCACCATGAGTGCGATGAACATCAGATCCCTGATCGCTTGGTGGATTTTCATGAAGCGTTGAGAGAAGGGACCCAGAAGGATTATATTCTCCCATATGAAGAAGGAATAGCTCTGACTTACGAAGAGGCTTTTATTCCTTCGACGGTACATGTACCCAATGTCCCGTTACCTTCTGGAGCCTTGCTACCCAGTGATTTGTATACCAGTAAAGAGAAGAATTCAGGACAGTATGTAATCTGCTCGTCCACAGCAATGTTTTGTCGTCCGGTAGGCATTTACCATTTTTACAATGCCTTGCGGCTGCGCAATTTAGCTGTGGCTGAGCATTTAACTGGTTGTGAAAATCCCTTAAATCGTTGCACTCTGGCGGGTCCTCC